CGTTATTTGTGGAACTACCTTTGTAATTTCTCCAACTACACTTTGAACTGCTGGCAATACTGCAACTCCAAGAGAAGCCGCTAATCCTTTTGTAGATGCTTCAAATGTCTGCATCATATCGTCAAATTCTTGCGCTGCATCTAAGGCATCTTCGCTCAATACAGCTCCAACCTCGTGAGCTTCCTCACTTAGCCTTTCTAATTCATCAGAACCCGCTTTAATTAAAGGGTTGAGTTCTTGGGCAGACCTACCAAATAACCTCATGGCAATTGCATCACGTTCAGTTTCATTCTGCACATTTCCCAGAGCATCAATCAATTCTTTAAAGACTGTTTGAGAGTTTCTTAAATTTCCGTTTCCGTCTTGGTACTCAACATTCAAACGTTTAAACGCTTCGACTTGATCTTTAGTCCCTTTGTTGGCATTATCCATGTTTTTAACAAGCTTGGCCATGCTCCCTGTCATAGTATCCATGTCAACATCAATAAAACGCATAGCATAATCCCATTCTTGCAATTGCTCAGTAGATATTCCTGTTTGGGCTGATAATGTATGCAAATCATCTGCTGTTTTTCCTACATCTTTAGCTAGTTTAAGAGCCCCTGCTGCCGCTCCTGCTGCTGCCGCTCCTACTGCTGCTATTCCTGCAGCCGCTACTTTTGCACCCGTCTTACCTACACTTGTAAGACCTTTGCCGAGTCCTCCTAATGCTCCTTTGAATTTGTTTGTCTTTTCTGTAGCATCAGCGGTCTCGTCTCCATGCTCTGACATAGCTCTCGTATTATTGTCTAACTCACGCTCCATATTATTTAAATCAGCAATGGCTTTATTGACCGCTTGCTGCCAACCTTGTGTTACTCTATCGTTTTCTCCGTACTTGTCACTAGCAGCTGATAGACCTTTTTGCAATTCTTCAAGCTTTTGCTTTTGTTTGTCTATTTGTTTGTTCAAAACTTCATTCTTTGCAGTATAGGCCTCTTGAGATTTGTCGTTTCTATCAAATTGACTAGCTACTGCCTTCATTTCAGTATCAAGCGTTCGCATGTTATTGTTTATGTCGCTAATTGCTTTTCGAAATTCCTTTTCACCTTCTATTCCAATTCTTGGACCTATATCATACGCCATCTAATCACCTGCCTTGCGGACAATATATTTTTTCATGCCTACCTCCTTCCTATAGCCAACTTGGAGGCTTTGTTGCTCTTTTATATTCCTTGCCGTTTATAATCCTTATATTAGGATCTTCTTTTTGAAACTGAATGAACGCTAACAAATTACAAAAGTCTGTTTCATCTATTTCATAAAGAGACCATTCTAATTTTTTTACTAATATCTTTTTTAAACTTAGTAAGGTATTTCTTAGGCTTTGGGGAGAATCATCTCTCAACTCTCCCTGAGTTAGTTTTTTTTCATTTCAGTTCCAACTCTGTTGCATAGTTCTTGAAACGTTTTGATTAAATCAGTTTGCTCTAGTCCGTCATTCAATTCCTCTAGTGAGAATTGATAATTAAAAACTCTTAAAATAAGAGCCTTTAAATCCTCATAAAAATTTTTCACATCACGCATCCCAAGCTTACCTTTTTCAAGCTCCTCGGCTCTTTCTGCTATGTCGAAAATCAAGTCCATCGTTCCTGTTTTTAATGTGCATGTTGTATATGTTTTTGTCTTTTCTCCTTTTTCGTCAGTAAAATTTATAAATACTGGTTTCATACTATTTTCACTCTCCTTTTAAAAAATAATATGAGAGGCAAAAGCCTCCCACATTAAGCTCCAGTCGTAAATGTTATAACTTCATTTTGAAGCTTTTGACCGTAAATGTCTTTAACCTCTGTAATCATAATTGCATATTCAGTTGATGAACTTAAATCTACATCAGGAGTTATTGTTAATATTTTTCTAGTACTGTCTAGGTTTGTTATAGCTGAAACTGCCACAAGCGTAGAAGTATCGACCAATGTAATAATCGAACTAACTATCTTGTTGTTGAATGTAATCGTAGGATTAACATCAATTGCAACTCCCGTATCTTCATCCGCTGGCAAACTGCTTGAAATTTCAAGCGCATCAGGTGTTCCTCCTGTGTCAGGTGTTTGCACTGTATTGAACCAATTTGTGGGGTCAAATGCAGGATCAGTTGTGTCACCAAAAACTCTTTTTTGGGGTTTTAACTCTCCGTCAATTTCCCATTTGTGCGTTGTTGCAACTGCAGTAAAAGTCATCTGATACGTTTTTATATCAATGCTACCACCTGATTTTGTCGCTGCCTCCTCGGTTCCTCCACTAAAGTTTCCTTTCAGATACTGGTAGTATCTGTATCCATCAGATCCTTTATTGAACCTGAAAGATAAAGCGCAACTAGGTGGGTCAGGCTCTCCGCTATCATACACTCTTCCTGTAGCTGGATCATACTTTTTCCCTAGGTATTTAGCTGCTAAATTTGCTGGAACTCCCGAAACAGTTATCGTTAGTGTTGTCGCGCCTTCTGTCACATAGTTGTTGGCTGGAAGATTATCATAATAAGTCGTCTCATTGTTGACTTCAGCCTCGCTAGCTATTTCTGCCACTGGTGCAAAATACTGAGGAGTATCAGCTATGTAATTTTCTTCCGAATCTTCTATCAAGTCGGCAACATGAACGCTGTCCACACCGACGAATTCTCCATATTTATTATCCATACTCTACCTCCTTATTTCATGGTTTTTTCAACTTCTTCATCAAAAACTTTTTCCATTTCTTTTTGAGCTTTATCTTTTGTCGCCCTTACTGCTGGACGCACAAAAGGTTTCTTTTTTTGTTTTGATGTGCCGCTTTCCAAGGCTCTTGCCTTTAGTGCATTAGGTACACCTTTACTATCGTAACCTTCAACTCCAATTTTTGCGTTGATATTTCCCTTTCTATCAACATCAGGTGGAGTTATTCCCAGACTTTTTTCTAAATCTCCAGTTGAATATTCAGAGCCTCTTAAAGCTTTTCTCAAATTATTTCTTACCTCATCACAAACAACTCCAGCTCCAGCCATTACTGCCTTTTTGCAAATTTCAACAGAGTTTTGACCAAGTCGACTATATTTCAAGGCAAGTTCTTCAGTTCCCTTTACTGCCATCTTTGCCATTAGATCATCTCCCATGCCCACTCATAATGAATATAGCCAGTGTCCTCTTCCGTTTGTACAGAATTTAAGCGCCAAGCTATGTTTAATGAGTTTAACTTGTTTTGAATTTCTTCAACTATTTCATCAAATTCATCTTTAGTGAAATAGTCAATTGTTCCTGAAATTACTTGAGTTGTCTTTTTGTTGTTTCCATGCCCTGATACCCCTTCGCCATCCTCTGCCCACACGATATAGTTACTTGTTTGACCGGAAGCGAAGTAGTGAAATACAGGAGGTCCGACTGTTAGCAGCACATCTCTAATCTCCTGCAGTGTCATAAGCGGCATCCAACCTTTCCAGAGACAGATCCATCACCAGAGGATACACGTCCTCCGGATACTGCACCTGTGCAATTTTATACTGTTCACCATCTGTAGGGATCACTACATCCTGCGAAGATACGGTTATTATTCTCGGCATCCGAAGCAGCCGAACAATTTTCGCGTTCGTTTGCATTGCTGTCCAGAATCTCGACATTCCAACCGTACGCTCTTTGTACCGGATGCTATCCGCTTTCAGTTTCAATCCTTCCTGCGGCATACCTCCCGGAGGTGCTATGTTTTCGACCGAATAGATGTTTGCAATCCCATCATTAAACGTCTGATTCTGAATCTTCTGCTTCGGCATAGTCCTTCACCTCCTGTGATATTTGCAGTGTCAAGAGCTCCGGAAGGTAATTGTTCTGGAATTCATCCAGTGCATTAGACCGTACATACCGACAGTAGTCCAACAGCAGTTCACGCGGTTTATCCTCTGCGAGATAGTCAAGCTCCGCTCCGGCAGCTTTGTTCAGATACTTCTTTCCACGGGCAATGATGCCGAAAAGCTTGTTGTCGCCTGTGGGGTCGTGCCATGTGATATCGAGGTAGTTTTTGACGGCAACCAAAAGGATCTCATCTGCGTACTTTGCTTTAAATTCATCTTCGTCAAATTCAGTGATGTACACTTGGCCGCAATAATCAAAGAGCATATCACGAGGCCTGCCGGTTTCTGAATATGTCAACTTCATCCCAGACAGACCATCGATAAAGTCAATGCCGCCATTGATTATTCCGGTCAGGATAGTGTCCTCTTCGTTACCTTCAACGTTCAAATATGTTTTAATGTCATCTAATAAACCTTCCGGCAGCATTTAATCACCTACTTTTCTTTGCGGATTTCTTCGTTGTCGTTTTCTTTTTTGCGGGTTTTTTTGGTGCCGGCTTCTTCTTTTCCTCTGGAGCCGGTTTGCTGATTGCTTTAACAAAAGGAGCGGCTGAGGTCAGTTCCTCAAACCGCTCTTTGGTTACTTCTATTTCAGCGCCTTTTTGATAGACAACCTTTTTATGCTTGTCTTTAAAAGGCCTTACAACTTGTACTCTCATACGGCATCACCTACGCTATCGGCGTGTAAGTGATTACAAGAACATAAGCTTCCTGTTCAACGGAATCAACGGTAGATGTGATTGTAATTACGTTTGCGCCTTCTGTGAGTGTCAGAGCGTATGCACCTTCGGACTCACTCACTATGTCTGAACCGTTTTTAACCACGATAACGGCGTTCGAGTCATTGGCGGTTACGGTCAAGGATGCAACATTGTTATCTCCTGCAGTCGTATCATCAGCAATGGCCGCAGA